CTGCGCTGGTGCATTTCGTTTTTCACACGTTCCACAAAGGCCATGGCCAAGTGTGATGGCATGTTGCCCACGTCAATTTTGAAAATTCTTCGCTCAGGAGCACGGCTCACACGATAGATCAACACAGCATCTTCCAGCAGTTCTTTTTGCTTGAATACCTTGTAGATCTGCTCCAGTATACTGCGTCCAAAAGGCCAGAAAACATCTAGTCCTTCATTCAAACTGATGTGTACCACATGCTTGGCATCCAAGCAAACTTCGTTCATGGCAGTCATAAAACGACTGTTGCCTACGCCGCCACCTGTGCCGCCATTGGGCATGGTGTAATTGGCATTGCCTGATATAGTGCCTGTCACAGGGTTGGTCATGTAGTCTGTGGTGGTTTTGGCTGCCACAGTCATGTTTTGAAAGTTGGGGTTGATGTCACGAATCACATACTGCTCAGGACGCTTGCCTTCAGATTCGTTCACAATAACACGAGCCACTTTGCTCATGTCTACCCACATCATTTCAAATGTTTCTGGATCACGCACAAACACTTGATCACCGTACTTGATGGTGTTGCGAAACAGTTTAAATATGCGCTGGTCTAGTTTGTTTAATTTGATCCACTGTTGCAGTTGCTTTTTTATAATGCTGACTTCGTTGTCTGTGGGCTTGTCACGATAATCAAGTTCAAACGGTGTGCCGTTTTGCTCGTTCATCTGTGTGGAAAACTCAGCAATGATGTCCAAACAAGCATTGATCTCTGAGTCCATGTCCATGTTCTCGTACTGATTGTAGCGTTCAATACGATTGGGGTGTCCTGAATAAACTTCAGGCAGTCTTGAAGCATAGTTGCGGAAGATAAAGTCCGCAGGCATGCCTGTGTCGTTGCCGTCATTCTTTGAGTAGCCAGGCAGGCCAAATTGGTTCCTGCCTGAGATCGGGCTCATCACACCTGAAGTGTCTGCTACCTTGAAGTACTTTTTCCAGCCGGGTTGTTTGGGTTCTGCCATCACTTATTTATTACCGGTTCATGTTGGCACGCAGCAAACGTTGGTTAACTGTGTTTGCAGCATTTTTGTAACGTGTCAACTGCTGTAGGCGATTGCTGACCTGCGCTACATAATCTTCTGAGTCATCTTCTGAGTCATCTTTGGCAAGTGATCTATTCATAATTTCTGCGGCTGCACTCCGCAAACCAGCGACCACAGACTGTTTTATGGAGTTTATCACAGACACACTGTTTGTCATATCAGTTTGAGCATTGATATCAGGAGTGACCATGTCTGACATGCTGCCATTGATGATTTCCACTGGCACTGATCCATTTTTTAAAGGGATTTCAAAAGAGGCATCTTTGCCTTGGTGACGCTGCACTGTGCCAGTGGCCTGAAATATACCACCTGTTGCTGCTGGCTGCGGCATCTCTTCCAAGTATCGTTCAAAGTATTTTTTCCTGTCAGCAAGCCCCATCATTGCTGGACCATTTACATATCTAGTAAATGCCTCAACATCACTGTACAATCCAGGATAACGTTTGGCAAATTCTACGGCTGTGGTTGCTGCAGGTCCCAACTGTAATAAACTTTCAGGCTGGTCAGCGGCTCCAGCACGCTCGTAGTTGGCCCGACCTGTGAGTTGGAAAAATCCTCGACCACGAAATAATGCACCGTCACCTGGTCGCTTGTTGCCAAGATTTTCTAACCCGTATTGATAACTGGGAGAATCTGCGTCCCCGCCATACACTAGGCTGCCTATTCCTTCTACTCCTTGGGTCACTGCTGTTTCTAATCTCTCATCCGGCACATCTTTCAATCTTTTAAAAGTGCGGCGCAGTCCTAGTTTGGTATAACCAAGATTTTCTGTCAGATACAAAAAACCACCAGTTTCTTTGGCAGCCTGGGCCATAATGGCAGCTCGTGCCACACGATCTGTTACCCCTTGACGATCCATTTCATCCAGCATGGCTTTGATACCATCCTTGGGATTGATAATTTTCAACAATGGTTCGTTTGATCCCTTACTAGTGTCTCCAGTGTCAGATTTGGACGGTACTGCTGCTGAGCCTGGAATTGTCACAGGTGCTGTGGGTGCTGTAACAGGTTCGATATTTTGTTTTGGTTTTTCTTTGAGTGCTGCAGGTGGCTTGACCACAGGTGCAGGTGGTGGTGGCGCTGGTGGCTTGACCACAGGTGCGGGTGGTGGCGCTGGTGGCTTGACCACAGGTGCGGGTGGTGGTGCAGGTGGCTTGACCACAGGTGCAGGTGGCGGTGCAGGTGGCTTGACCACAGGTGCAGGTGGAGGTGCTGGTGGCTTGACCACAGGTGCAGGTGGAGGTGCTGGTGGAGGTGCTGGTGGCTTGGCCACAGGTGGAGGTGCTGGTGGAGGTGCTGGTGGCTTGGCTGCAGGTGGAGGTGGTGGTGGTGGAGGTGCTGGTGGAGGTGGTGTGGTCAGTGCCCCAGCTCTCATTGCTGCTGCTATGCCTTCTGGTGTTTCTAGGTGGCCATCTTTTAATGGTGGAGTAGATGGCGTGGTTAGTTTTTCAATTATTTTTTCAAGTATACCAGTTGAATCTTGAGCTGCCTCACTCACAGTGTTTATTGCTGACACTGTGGTTTTAACGCCATTTTGCATGACTTTTTGTGTGTCCAGCATGATTTTTTGCTGTGCCACAGTCACGGCTGTCATGTCTTGCAACAACTTATCAGTGGCTTGACCTGACTGCACTCCTTGATTTTTAGCTGCCTCGGTTACCTTGGCTGCGGCAGCAGTTAGCCCTTGATCTTTGACAATGTTGGCTTGTCTGGCTGCTGAAGTGCTCAACAGCAGTTTGTCATTCATTTCAATTTTGCCCAGTTGCACACCCATCATATTGTAGGTGTCGGCTATTTTGACATTGACTTGTTGACTAGCTTCAATATCAGACATGGTGCCACGTTGCACTCGTTCAATGATATCTTGGCCTTCGCCCAGTGTGCTGCGTGTGAATTTTTGTGCTGCTTCAGTGTCCACAAAACCTGCCACAGCAGCCCGCATGCCCCGAGCAGCTTCAGGATTGGTGCTGGCCAATGTTTTGTTAAACTGCACCAAACGATCAGCTTCGTCACCGCGGCCTTCGGCTCGCAACTGTTGCAGTTTGGCTAGGAATCTTTGTTCGGCCAGGGCTTCGCGTTGCAGTGTTTCACGTTCTTTTCTAGACACACCGGTGATTTTGGTCAGTTTATCTTCTTCAATCAAATAGTCACGATAATCAGCGGCCAATTGATCTGCATTGCGACCCTGGGTGCGAAAAAGTCTAGTTTGTAAAGCCAAAAATTCCACAGCACCTTCGTTTTGTTGCTGTTGTGAAATGCCGGCATTTTGTAAACCAGCTCTAAAAGGCACCATGGCTGCCATCATGTCATCCAGCTGACGGCGTGCCTGTGGCACACTGCCACTCATAGCAGCCAAATCTTGACTGCGTTCAGCCATTTTTTGTATCACGCTGTCAAGCTCAAATACTCCCACACCCAGTTTCTGCGAAGATTCGTACACTCCAGTCATGCCTTCTGCACCAGCCGCTCCTATACGCGACATGGCTTGAAAACCTCGGAATTCTGCATCAGCTTGCTGAGTCAGAGCTTTGGCCAACTCTGTAGTTTTGGCCACTATTTTTAACAGTGTGCCTAGTACTATGCCCAGTTGTCCGCCCATGCCAATCATCATGGTGCCAAGGCCATCAGCAGTTTTGCCTGCTGCGTCTACCGCACCTTCGAATGTTTTGGCTGCAGATGCACCTCGATAGGCATTGCCAACGGTTTGGCCAATCACATCTGACAGACCTTGCAAAGCCTGTCCTGCTCCCCCCACCACTTTGCCAAAATCACTGGTGCCTGTGGCTGCATTCAGCTGTAGTTGAGCTGTTCTCGGCAGCAATTCGCCAAAATCGCGCAGTTCTTGATTGATTTTGGCTTGCAGTTCTGAGTCTTTGTCAATGGCCATTGAGGGTCCTATTAGTTGGCTGCAACGGCCAGCATTCGGCTGTCAATGTCATTGGCTTGACGTTGCATCACAATCAGCTGATCCAGTTGCGCTAAAATTTCCGCATTAAACACCTTGTTGGGCTGTGGCGGCTGTAACTTGTTCACAATGTCTTGAATTACAGACTGCAGATTTTCTGTGATATCAGTGCTCATTGAATCAACAAGATTTGTAACCATAGACATGCTATCATCCGGTCGTGACACATCTTGCAACACCGCTGAGTCACGCATGCTGACCTGAACTGCACCATTTTTCATTGGAATCACTGCTTCGTCCTGGCCTGCTTCGGCCAATAACACATGTTGACCACCAGGTTTGGCTGCAAATACGCCGCCGTCGGCTGCTTTGATAGCAATGTGAACTGGATCAGACCGACGATAATTTCCGCCCCATTCTAAACCAAAATCTGCCAATCTGATGCGACTGTTGACATCGGCTGCGTTGGATGCATCCACTGCCGAACCTCGATTGTGAGCACTGCCTTGACCGCCAAGGCTGACAGGCAAGGCTGGTGTAGTTATACCTGCTGCTGTTGGTTGGGTTGGGCCGCCGCCAGCTTCTTGCCATTTTTTGTACAGTCGTTCTTGGTCTTGATCACTGCGAAACGCACTGGTCAACTGCAACTTACCGCCACCTTGTGCTTGATAAGCAGCCACCGCTTGTAGTATACGAGATTGAAAGTCAGCTGATAGATATTCAAAATTTTCTTTGCTGCCAGAGGCCGATGAAAATTGAACCATGTCAGTGATTGGTTTGTTTGACTGTTCCTGAGGAGCAGCAGCAGCGGGCGGTGTACGAGTATTAATCTTGGGCAGTTGAGCTGCTTGATTTGCAGTGTCGGTGCCTTTGTCTCCTTGGCCAGTTTGAGAATTTGTTTTTTTAGGTTCTGCGTTGATTTTTTTGGTTAAATCATAGGCTTCTTTCACCTGTGGATGAGGAACATTGCCCATGCTGATGCTCAAATCAACTGCTGACATCTGTACCGGAGTCAATGGCTTGCCTGGTAAAACAGGTTGATTGGCCACTAGAATAGCACTGTTGACCACTGGAGTCGGTGATGCTTGTGCCTTGGGCGCAGGTGCTGCCGCCGGTTTGGGTGTTTGAGATTTGCTGCTGCCGTCAGGGTTCCATCCGCTGGCATATTTGGCATCCCACTGCTGTGCTCGCAGAGGATCGTTGGGTCTTGGTTTTACTGGTTGTGTGGCATCTGCTGCAAAATCTCTGCCGGCCTGAGCACCACTGGCCACGGCCAGTTCGGGCTGAGTCATTTCTGCCACTGGTTTCTGACCTGCTATCATTCCTGCGGCTGCGGCCGCAGCTTCTGCAAACTTGCGCATGGCCGCTGCTGCCAAAGGAGCAGCTTTTTGCACTGTGGCCTGTAGCGACAGTGTGCTCTCAGTCATGGCATTGTT